CTAATAATAATAAATATTACATTAAAAATTGAAAAACTGGTATTTGATAAACCATTTAAAAATAATAAATAAATAAAATTACATATCCACCAAAGAAAACAAACTAAACCAATCCAATTAAAAATAACAATTAAACTACCCAAGTTAGTAGTCACTCCTTTCATCTTATAAGTAGTATTATAGCACATAAAAAAATATACACTTTGAGAATTTTGGATAACTCAAAGTGTATATTTTTATCATTCATCTTTTTTGTCTACTATCTGCAATTCTTTGCCAATAACTGCCAGTAATTTTTCTAATACATCACAACGAACAGAGCGTCGTTTAAACATATTGTGAACACTTTTTTCACTTTCGCCAGCTTTGTCTGTAATCTCTTTAAAAATATACTTGTTGTCTTTTACCAATTTTAAAAAATCGTCTTGAACGCTCATTATATCACCTCTTTAGCTAAATTATAACATCAGTAATAAAAAGATAAAAGACACGAAAAAGTGACTAAATTAAAGAGAAATGAAGATAACCTGCTAAAAGTAACTAAAAAGTGACCAAAATGGGATAATTTGACATTTTACAAAGTAACGAAAACGTGACTATAATAAACGCAAGAGGTAACGAAAACGTGACCCGAAAGAAAACAAGGAGGAAAACAAATAATGAGACATATTGATGTACAAGTAACTATGACGTGGCTAGATTTTAACTTTTGGGAAGGCGCAAAGGACACAGTGAATATTCTCATAGACTTTGACCTTATAAACACTGTGTGGGACAGATTGGCGGAACGTATAGAGGATAACTACGAGGAGGTCTCTGAAACAGATATAAATGACTTCTTCTGGTTTGAAACTGACTACATTGCTCAGGATTTAGGATACAAGGACTGGGAGGCACTCTTGGCACACCTCTATGGTTACGAAGAAGAAAGCGAGGAGGCAGAAGCATGAAAACAGTTTACAGCAAATTAATTCCTACCGAGGAATATGGTGAGTTTCTTCTAAGCTTCACCTGTCAGAAATGTTCAGAAAATAACGCAGTAGTCTTGAAGATAACCAACGAGGAAGGTTTCGAGTACCTACAGCAACGCTGTGAGAAATGCGGGGAACTGCATAGAGTATATGCTATCAACGGCTCACACAAAGGAACTATATTTCCTGCCTTCGTTCATTATGATTTAGAAGAATTCGAGAAAGTATTAACTAAACGAAAAGTTAAATCTATATGCGGCTACACTACTGATCTAACACTGAATGAGTGGTTTAACGGTTCTATAGGTGAGCTGGGGCAATCAGAGAAAATTTTAAAAGACCTTAAGGCAAGAGCTTACGAACACCCTGTAAGGTTCTCCGTAGACGAAAATGGGATGTTTTGTCAGCAGTTTTATAAAGGCTTTAAGGGTATCACAGCAGTAGCCTTTAAGGACATCACAAACGTCTACTCTACTTTGAACTATTTCTTTATTGTCACATACACAAACTTTACCAGAAATATAGCGGTTATAGAAATGGAGTGATGAACAGAGAATAACCATTTGTGTCTTGTCGCTGACCTTTAGAGCAACCTAGAGGTTAGCAGAGAGGATACAACCTCTATAAAACAGTCAAGGAGGAGTTTACATGATCGACAGTATCGAACAACTTACACTCAGGACAGGGCAAGAAGTAATCATAATGAGCCACAGGGATATTATTGACACAATAAGGGATACACTAGGTGACCCGCTGGCTGACCTTGTAGCCGCTGAACTAGCTCACGCAACCAAAAGCTACGAAGATGAACTAAAAGGCTATGAAGCAAGCATACAAGAGAAAGAGGGTATAGCAGATAGTTACGCCGCAGCCCTGCGGGATATTAGTGATGAATTAGAGGTACTAGAGGGACTGCTGGAAGCCCCACGGCTGAACAGAGATAAAGTTAAAACTAGTACCGAAAATATCAGAAAAATTATAGATGAAACATTTTAAACAGGAGGGAATTTATTATGACAAAAGACAAAATTATCATGGTTCTTGTCTTAGCTAGCCTAGTGATTGACTGGGACACAACTTTAAGGAACTTCGGGCTATAAAGCGTTGTCTTGCTAGTGCCTACAAGCTGACTTGTGGGCACTATGGAGGATAACTCCAAGGGTTCCACTTTGGCACCTAAAGAATGACTAAAAAGATAACAGGAGAAATGATTTTATTATGAACAACACCAACAAAATTCAAGTATTCCAAAATGAAGCTTTTGGACAAATGCGGGTAATAGTGAAAGATGGTGAGCCATGGTTCGCTGGTAAAGATGTAGCGGAGGCATTAGGTTACTCTGATCAGAAAGATGCTATAAAGAAGCATGTTGATTATGAAGACAAGCAAATTATTCAAAGGGGGCAAATCACCCCTTTTGAAAATAATATTCCAAAAGAAGTTTTGCCTTGTAATTTTGTATGTGCAGATATCCCTACTAGAGGCTTAACTTTTATCAATGAGAGTGGAGTGTATTCCTTAATATTACGTTCAAAACTCCCTGCCGCAAAACAATTCAAACGTTGGGTAACCTCGGAAGTCCTTCCGGCGATCCGCAAGCACAAAATGTATCTCACACCTGAAACTGCAAAGGAAGCCATAGACGACCCTAGTGTATTTCTTGCTAAAGCTATGTTAGTGGCTAATGATGTTATTGAGCAACAGAAGACCAAGATTGTCGAACAACGTCAAGAAATCTTAAAACTGGCACCGAAAGCCGAAAAGTACGACAAGTACATGAAAGCCGAGGATAGCTATACGGTGTCTGATGTTGCTATGATGAATGGTTTATCGCCTGATAAACTCTTTAACTACTTAAGGAATATTGGGTGGCTCCGTAAGCCATACAGAGGGGCACACGAACTCACCAAGAACGCACCTACGGGTTATTTTAAGATTATCCGTACCTATTTTAATGGCTGTGTGCGTGGTACTCAAATCAGAGTGACCGTTGAGGGTTACCGTAATATCAGCAACTTATTATCTGCTAGAAAAGCTTTATAAATTACCTAAAAACTATACAAATGGATAGCGATATACAATAAATAAAACCTACCTTTTTGCTTATGATTACAATACGAACATAAAGCGAACAAATTGTAAACAAAAAGTGTTACAGAAAGGTGGGTTTATTTATTTTCGCCTTGAATACCGAACATAAGTTTGCAATAATACTATAGTCACAAATAAATGTTCGCATAAAAGGAGGACGAAGTAAATGGAAAAATGGATTGAAATGTTTGGTGAGGAAGCAGTAAGTAAGCAACTTGAACTTGAAGCCCGCTATAAGGTTATAGGACAAGAAGCAACCCGTAGAGCCTATGAACAAGCACGTACAGAAGACGGTGGAGTCACTCGCACCAACCTAGGGCAGAAGATTTTAGGACATCAATTTGAAGCAGTGAATACTGGAATTAAAACATTTATTGATGCCTGTTTGAAACCACACAGAGGAACAAAACCAAGTTATGTTTTGATCGTCGAAAATATTAAGGAAATATATGGCGAACATGAAGAACGTATGTTTGGAATTATAACCTTGACAGTATTCTCGGTGTTACTTAATGGCGTCTTACGGAAAAACTGCCAGCACTCTAATTTATGTCAGACCATTGCTAAAGAACTCTATGACGAAGTAAAGTTACAAGCATTTCTTAATTGCCACGAAGGGAAAGCCACAAGTGTCCTCACAGGTTTAGAAAAACGTGTTCAAGCACTGTATCGACGTGCATATGCTTTAGCACGTATGGAGCATGAGAATTTTTCGTTTGCGGAATGGAACAAGCAAGATGCTATGCAATTATCCGCTAGTTTAATTCAAGTTGTGCTTAAGGTCAGTAACTACTTTGAAGAATATAAGCATGACAATATTTTAGAAATTCAACCCTCTCAAAGTCTTCTTGACGGTTGGAATAAGAACGAAGCAAAAATTATTGAGTCGTCTTATCGCTTATGCCCGACGATCTTACCGCCAAGGCAATGGGAGAACTATATGGACGGCGGGTACTATGGAGAGTTACAAAGTACCTCTAAGCTTCTAAGAGTGCACCGTCAGCAGGACGTTTTTACTAAGTCTTATATGTCTACGCTAAATCAGTTGGAGCTTGAAGGAGTACGCAAGGCTATCAATGCAATTCAAGCTACTCCTTGGGTAATAAATAAAGAAGTCTTGGAGGTACTACAAGAATTAGTCAAACGTGGTGGCGGTATCGCAGGTATACCGAACCTCAAAGAAAGCGTACCGCCTAGTGTTTTACCACCCAACTACACGGATGAACAACTTAAGGCACACAAAAAGAAACTTGCAGGCTGGTACAGAAGTGAGACAAGGCGTAAAAGTATTTGTCTTAGAGCTTTAACCAATATCAGAACTGCTGAAGAATTTAAAGATTATGAAAGAATATATTTTCCCTGCAATATGGATTTTAGGGGACGTGTTTATCCGATACCTAGTTTTAATTTCCAAGGTGATGACATCAATAAATCACTGATCTTATTTGCAGACGCACCAGCTTGTGAAGACGAGAATTGCTGGGACTGGTTACTTATTGAAGGAGC